AAAGCACTTGTAACGTACTGATAACGCAGCATTAATTTTTCCTGCTCTGTCATCTTGGCTGTAGTTTTACCAAAACCATTATTAAGAGCATACTGGTCTAAGTTAGTCTGAGTCATTATTACACCTAAATCCTTAAGTGTCTCTGTCTCTCCAGTCCATATAGACTTAAGCTTTGTATATGCCTCGTCCGTTCCAAGATTGTAAAATGATGCAACATCACCGGTTAATCCTGTAACATTTTCAGCCATATTAAGTGCCGCTTTACCTGTGATACCCATAGCATTACTCATCTGGCCAAACACACCCATGTACTTCTTGGCCGATAATTCCGATAAGCCAAAGTTAGTCATAGCGTTGGAAGCCCACTGGTCTGCCTGCCAGCTTAAATCCTTAAATGCTGTATCAACAACATTCTGCACTTCTGTTACATTGGAACCTACTTCTATGCAGTCTTTCGTGAACTTAGTAACTGCTGCTATACTTAATCCTGCTGCTATCTTCTTACCAAACCCAGAAAAGATAGTTGTTGCCTGCTTAGCTGCCTTATTAGAAGCTCCTGTAAGCTGATTAACTATCTGTGAACTATCTATTCCAAGTTCCAGAGCTATCTGACCTACTGTATCTGACATTCGCCCTCCTTTCTGACACAATTAAAAAGCTGCCTACTTCTTTGAGTAAGCAGCCTTAAAATCTCTTTGTAATCGTGTCCAATGTTCTATATACTGTGGTGTTCCTACCACTCTCTTATTACGTTTCAGAAGCCAGTCATTGTGTATCTTCTTCTGTTCCTTAGTAAAGTTCCTTATGACTTTCATATCTTTTTCTGCCCTTATGCTCACCACTCTGCCAAGCGGTGTCTCTGGCATTATTCCAGATAATAAAGAACAAAATTCCGCCCAAGACATATCATCTTCCGTTCGCAATCGTATGCCATACTGTGACAGGAAGCTTGACTCTATCAATTCCCAGTCATCATATATGTCATAATATATTTCACTGTGAGGGTGTATTCTCCTCTCCATATGTGCCTGTGGCAACACCCATTATTGCATTATACATTTCCTTATATTCTGGAAGCGGTAAGTCCATAGCCTCAATCTTATCTGCTGCCTCTTTGCCAATAAGCATTTCAAGAGCCTTTGTTATAAATCCCATTCCGTTGTCACTATCTTTCTTCTTTTCAGCCTCAGCAGCCATAGCCTGTACATTAAGAATTGTGTTCTTTCTGTTATTCACAGTTACCACTAAGTCATCAGTAATACGAACCATAGGTAACTGGTTTGTAATCTTCATTGATATGTCTATTACTTTAAAATCTGTCTTTGCCATTATTCAAATTCTCTCTTTCTTTTTTATTCTGTATATGGAATGTATGTTGGTTTTCCATCTGACTGTGCTTCCCATTCAAGTGCATCAATGCTTGTTGAGTCTCCTCCAAGGGAAGTTACATTTATAACTGCTGGGATAAGAAGCTGGTCAAGGTTTGGGAAAATAATTGAAACCCAGGTATTACATTCCTGTCCTGTCTTTAAAGCCAGGCTTGCGATATAATCATTACCTTCATCACCATAATTACGCTTACCACCCATAGTCATACCCAATGATTTACCTGTTGTAAGTCTTCTTGTCCAGCCTGCCTGATCCATTGGATTCCATTCCTCAATAGTTCCATCCACGGATATGCTTAAGCTCTCTGCATCTTTTACAACCTTTGTTTCTACTGTTTCCGGTGTATCTGTGCTCTTTCTTCCTGTTATACACACACCAAACTGAATTGTATGCACTGGATTTACACCAGTAAGAGGTGTTGCCCCTGCATTATATCCAGCTAATTTAGTATTCTGTGCCATACCTTTACCTACCTTTCATAATAAATATCTAATTCTATTACACTCTCAAAGATACCTTTATCATCTGTCCCTACATCCACAGGTCCATCAACCTGCATTTTAGTGAATAGCAGCTTTGTATCATTGATTATTTTATTGTTGGTGTCTCTAAGCATATTATAGAGCTGTTCTGCTGCCTTCTCGGTGTCTCTGACACTTGTATTCCAATGAACTAATATACTTATAGACTTAATACGATAAGAGCTGTTATTTAAGCCTCCTACAGCAGTCTGTGGTTGTCTTTGTCTGTTAAGATTATATACTCCTATGCTCTTATCTTTTTTATTGTCAAGCTTGCCGCAATATACATTATCATTGTCTGCAATGCCAAGACCTGCTATATAATCTCTTACATCACCTATTCCTAACATCATAACCCCGCATTCTTTTTATACAGCTTTGAAAAAGCATTCTTGGCAAAATCCTGTTTCTTGCCACCTTTAAGGTAGTCATCAAGCCATCTGCCTTTAGCATTTGCATTTCCTTCATGTTTCTTACCGCTTTCATCTGTCCATGGCGTCTGATGGAAATTATATTCCGGATGGTAATATAATCTTCTTGCCTGCGGTGCTGATGTTGATATGATAACCTTGCCATTTACAGCTTTTGAAATACCATTAGTTACTGTCTGTCCATTTTCATAAGTGGCAGTTTCACTCTTTCCTGCAATAATATGCGTACTTTCTCCCTGCAATTTACCTGTATCTCTTGGTATTACCTGACTTTGCACAACATCCGTGTGTATAGCTTCCGCTGTCATTTCTAATGAAGTCGCTGCTGCTGCCGTAAGTTTCCTTACCATAGGCATATTAAGTTTTACTGTTGATTTAACATTCTTTGTCATTACATCACATCCAATCTCACATAATTTACTGTTCCATCAGGATTACGGCATTTTGTACCCTTGTATATATGCCTTGTTTCGCCAAACACCGTTATCTCACCCTTAGTAATAAGAGGCAGTTCTGGTGCAATATCACCAGGTATTAAGGCACAACCCTCAAGCTGTATAAGCTTCTGTTCTGCTGTGAGCACCGTCTTTCCACTGTCTTGATAGTTGCATAATCCGTCCCATACCACAGGGTCTAACTGCTCCCCATATACGTTTTGACCTTCCTGCTCTATCTCAATATGTACTTCTGTTTTACAGAACTGCTTTAATACTAAACAAGGATATTTCATACTCACACCCCCAGACTTAAACAGCAGAAGCCTGTCTGACAAAGTACCTGATATGTATCACGCTTTACAGCAATTCCATTCTGCACAAGAACATTCCAACTGCTGCCAAACTGCATAGATACTCCATTTACAGCATAATTCTGCAAGACACAATTAATCATATCTTCATTCTCATACTCAAAATCAGCCATATCACAGCATACATCTATAATTATTGCCTGCTGGAACTCTGTCAGATTATCAAAGCCTCTTGAAGTTATACGATTAAAAGTAAGCGAGTCAATGTGTCGGCTCGCCTGTTTTAATATCTTCTCAATCTGTTCTTCTGGAATAGTATTATGTTCGCTTAGATATTGCTCTTTACTTGCATATACCATAGGCTCACGCTTCCCCTGCGGCTTTTATTTTCTTTAAAATGCCTTCCTGTGTTGTTGCCTGTCCAATATCAATTCCATTGTCCTTAGCATATGCAGTTAATTCTTCAACTGTCATAGCTGTTAAATCAACGTCATTTTTATCTTTTAATCTATTAAGCTCATCAAGAACCTCTTTATATTTTTCATAAGGCACTGTCTTGCCCTTACCATAAGCTATGATATTGCCTTCATTATCAACAATATCATAGCCATCTGCAGCATAACGCTCCTGTTCCTGCTCCGTTATTGTATATTCCTTATTAGCTTTTAATGCTTTCATCATATGCCTCCTATTCTCCTTCTACATTCACGGCACAGCCGTCCGCTTTCTTCTCAAGCAGGAACAGGTCTCCATAATTACGGTTCTGGTAAAGATAACCATCTGCTGTACGTGAATCTGTTCCCGGTGTAAATAACTTGATATAGCTGTACTTATCACGGCATACAACGCAAGACGTATGAATGAGGATCATATTAATCTGCTTTGCTGAACCTGCCGCCTTGCAGCCCTCTGTAAAATCATATGCTGTTTTCATTCTCGCTGATGGTACTGATTTAATCACTACATCATCTAAGCTGTGAACATTACGGTTAATACTGTTAGCTCCACCATTAACTGCCATTGTTCTCTGAATACCTTCTGCATTCTTGGCAATTCTTTTCATAGCTGGTGTAAGATATAGGATACGTCCCTCTTCCGGTACGCCTGCCTCATCCATAGCTTCCATCATTTTATCGAACACCTGTAAAAAGTTAGCTTCTGTAATGACTGTTTTATCTATATTACCAGCCTTATATGTATTAAGTTCCGAATACAGCTTAGAAAATCTATAACAGTCCTTTTCAGGAATTGCCTGTTCTGTTTCAAATGTATTCTGAATATTAGCAACTGATAATGTTAAGTTAGTTTCATCAATATCCATTGGATCTACAAAGAACTCTATATCCCTGTCGTGTGAAAGCTTCTTTGGTTCCCAGTCGTTACTTAATGTACCAGAATTAAAACCTGGTGTTCTTGTGTGGTCTTTATAACCACTCACTGTCATTCTTGGTAACTTTATTGTCTGTGCATTGATAAATGTTACCTGTGGATTAGATTTTGTTAAGTCATCTGAACACAGCTCCTTTTCGTATTTCTGCTGTAAAAGCTGTGTAAATGTTTCTGCATATTCATATACTGCCATACTTTTTTACCTCTTTTCTTATAGTCCGAAGGCTTTCTTTAAAGCCTCCTCGTTACTCTGATTATTATTTCCTGCTGGAGCTCCAATCTGAAAACCAGAATTGTTCTCCGTACTTGGTTTTAATGCTGGTACATCTTTAAGGACCTGCTCTAAGGAAGCTTTAATATTATCCTCAGAGATTTTTCCGTCTGCATCCTTGGCTTTACTAAAATCAGCCATTTTAAGAACGTACTGTAATGTCTTTACATTAATACCAAGTTCTACTGCTACCTTTGTAGCCGCAAGCTCTACTTGAGCCTGCTCTGCAAGCTGCTTTGCCGCCGTTAATTCATTCTGAAGGTTAGCATTAACATTCTGCTGCTCACTTGCCTGCTGTTCTTTGTTCTGCTTAAATGCCGCAATCGCCTGATGAAGTTCATTCTCAGACAATCCCTGCTGCATAAAGTAGTCCTTAATAACAGCATTTTCTTTCTTGGCAGTTGCAGTATTAATCATTTCCTGTAATCTGTCATAATCAACACCAGCCGCCTGCTGATTATTCTGACCACCCTGCTGTCCTGCCTGTCCATTATTGTTACTTCCAGCGTTCTGGTCGCCGTTACCATCTCCGCCCTCTGCGAAGAACTGTAAATTAATAGGTAATGTCTTTCTCATCACTCTATCTCCTTTCTTCCGTTTACCGCTCGTCAGCATTTTCCTAAAGTTTAGTGCCATTAAGTTTTGGGCATA